ATATACAAGCATAGGGCTCTCAGCCGCTCCGGCGAGAGACGCGCTAAAGGGAGCGCCGAGCCGCCCTCCTTGAGTCGCGCGATCCACGCCTCGTATTCGAGCTTGCCCATTTCCTCGGGCAGCGGCCCGAGTTTCGTTTGGACAATCGCATACGAGTTAAGCAGGACCGCGACTTCGTCGGAGGTAAGCAAGTTGCGGACGTCGTCCGCCTTCGGGAACATCGGGAGCAAAGGATCGGACACGCGACGGCACGCCCGAAAGAGGATCTGGCACGCGCACTCGTCCTCGAGGACCTGGGCGTAGCCCTCGATCCGCTCGGACGCCTCAAACTTTTCGGCAACCATCTTACGCGCGCGTCGAGTCGCTTCGGACTTCGCGGCGATGATCTCGCCCTGGTTCAAGATACGGATCGCGACCTGCCCCATCGGCGTACCGTCGGGATTACTGCGCGGGAAGTCGACGAGTTCGATCGGCCGAGCCATCGCGGACAGCCGGACGTAGAGCTCGTCCGGGGGAACGTCCGTTGGGGGTTTACCGGTGCCGGGTTTGAGTTCGAGGACGGACAAGCTTACTCGTATTTCCCGAACTCGCAGATGAAGGAAATATCCTGCATCGCCTCTTGATTGACGGCGTGTTTGAAGTTGTCTTTCTCAACGAACCCGCGGGTGATGAAGGTCGAGCCCGCGGCGAACACGGCTACGGACACGGGGACGAGTCCGTCCATCACGTCGCCGGGATCGAACTCGAACCCGACGGCCGGAACGGCGTTGCTGATCGTGATCATCGCGAGACGGGCACCCGGGCTTACACCGGCAAACCCCTTCGCGATGGTCAGAACTCGCTGAAAACCCGACTCGCGATCGATCGTGACGTTCGCGTTTTCCGTAAGCTGCGAGTTATTGATGTAGACCGCTGAGGAACTGTATTCTTGAAGTGCCATGTTCTAGTTCGTTCCTTAGACGGGGGTGGTCGAAACGTCTTCGATGCTGATGACGTTCTGCAGCAAGAGGTCCACGACGCGCGCGGGGATACGCCAGCCGAGGCGGTTATTGTTGTCGGTGTCGCGCTGCACGTCGACGGCGGCTTTGATGACCTCGACGTTCTTGAAGTACACGTTAGCGTACTTGTTAAGCTTCTCGAAAATAAGGTTCTTGATGAGGCGCGGGTACACGACGTTCGGGTCCGGCACCGGCTCCCCGTTCTTCGGGTCGTCGATGAGGGACTTCGCGCCGAAGCGCTCCGCCGCGGCTTGCCCGAGCTCGTCGGCCCAGCGATCGAGGACCGACACGACGTGCGAGCTGCGCGCGCGGTAGTCGAAGTTCGTGCCGTTCTTGTGTTTCGTGGTAGTCGACCAGGTCTCGTAAGTCCCGCCGGTGCTGGAAACTACACCAATCGGCTCGATGCCGTTGTTAAGGCCGGTCTCGATGCTGGTCGCTGTGGGCCATGCGCTCTGCGTGAAAGGGGCGTTGATCTTCCAAAACTGGTTCGTATCGACATCGCCGACCGTACCCTTACCGAAGTCTCGGAAGTTGTACGACCACCGCACGCCCTCGAAGGTCGCGAGGACGGCAGCCTTCTGTGCGGCCATCTCCCCCGCGGTCCACTCGGACTTGTAGAGCTGCGAGATCTGGACCCTCGGATTGTTGATTCCGGAGTTCGCCGCGACAGTAGATGCGTTCGCCTGCGTGTCCACAGATGCCGCAATGACGCGCTGCCGGATTCCCGTTGCGGGAAGCGCCTGGCTGAGGACCTGCGTCACGAGGTCGTCGAAATTCGTGCCCGAGAGGTTAGTCGAGGGACTTACGATGTAGTAGTATCGGGTCGGAAGGATCGTGGCGAGAGCGGTCGTCCAAGAATCCTCGGTCGCGCCGGAAGTGAAGGCGGTCGAGGTGTCATTGGGCGTCACGGTCATCGCGATCGTGCCGGTCGGCAGAACGATAGCGGCCTTAACGCGAAGCTCGTTCGCGCGCGGGGTCTTGCACTTGCTGGTAAGGGTGACGGTGCCGGTTGCGTTCGCGGCCGTGAAAGGCCACTCGGTCTTATTGTTGATTGCGATGACAAGCTTGTCGCCGGCCGTGGTGGGCGTGTCGCCCGAAACGATCGTCGAGTCGCAAACATCGTCGCCGTGCCACACGCGAAGCGTCGCGTTCGCGGTCGCATTGGTCGCGAGGACGATCGTGGTCGAAGAGGCCGTGCCGCCGGAATCGCTGGTCGCGATCGCGTAGAGCGGCGTGGTCGTATTCACGCGACGGAAACGTCGCCACATACGATGAAGTTCCGAACCCGGGCCGAAGAGCGCAATTACGTCAGTCTCCGATTGCATCGGGACGGTCGAGCTCGGACCGTATACGACGGTCGAGTGCGTCGCCGAACCCGAAGAGGTCATGTTGCCGATCAGCAGGGCCGCATACTGGCCCGTACCGATGCCGGCTTGGCCGACACCGAAGCTCAACTGCATAAAGTCGCCAGGCGTGGCGTAGTTCGCCGGGATTCCGGTAACTTCGATACTCATTAAGTGGAGCCTTTCGTGCTGGCGGGTTTAGCGGCGGCCTTGAATTTCACGCCGCAATAGACTGCAGTCGGTTCGTCTGCCGGTTCTAGGTCGCCGAAGCGCACGTGCCGGACAATTTCTTGGAAAACATCACGGGGTTTCGAGGGAATTTCCTCGAAGGGCAGAGTCGCCTCGAGGCCCGCGCCGTTCGGCCGTCCCACGTACCGGCAAACATTGCCGTAGAGACGGGGCACCGGGCACAGAATACCGTCGACGGCTTTTACGCGAATACTGGCAGGGGTCATGTAGAACTCGGAACCTTCATTGCGATCACTTCGATCGGGTTATTTGGCTGCACGGACCCGTCGGTAATTGTGAGGTCGCTGCCGGTGTACGTTGGGAGTCCGTCGGTCGTCGGCCGCATGAGCTCCGTAACTTCGAGCTCGCCGGTCCACGCCTGGAAGTCCATCGTGTCGCCGAACGGGTAGCGAGAGAACTCGCAGCGCATAAGGCGCGATCGTCCGGTCTTGTTTTCCTCGAACACGCGCGTATCGCTATCGAAACCGGCGTCGTGCCCGACGATGATCGAATGATCGATTACGTCGTTGACTGCGTGGAGAATCGGCCAGATGTGCATCGACTGCGCCGCATTCATCGGCGGAAGGATGTAGGCGATTCCCAACTTCGAAAGGTAGCTATGCCAGTTCGTCGTCTTGTCGGTGTGGTCTGAACGCTTGCGCCACACCGCAAGGAGCGGGAACTTGAATTGATCGGCCTTGGCAATCGCCGTCGGGTCGATCGAGAGTTTCGACTCGACCGTGTTCGCGATGACGACCCCGCCCGAAGCCGCGGCGCTCGTAAGCGCGTCGCCGAGGTAGGCCGTCAGGCGGTACGAGAAAAAGTCAAGTAGCGTCGAGATGAGCGGATCGGCGACCGAAAGGAGCGACGCGCCCGAGTCCTGCGAAGGGAGGGGGTACTGTACCGCGCCGTACTTGAAAGGGGTCGTCATAGGCGGATCGCTGCGATTCTCGTCCGCAAGGACGCCTCGAGAGTTGCGAGCCCGGCTTCGGAAGCGGGCTTAACGAACGGTCGCGGGTGCGTGCCGGGATGCTTGACGCTCCGGGCGAAGATGCGCTTACCGCCGAGCTCGAAGGATAGGACGCCGCCGTCCTTCGCGCGGATGATGTGCGGCCGCGTGCCGCTGTCGATGTAGCCGGCGTACGGGGCGCGAAACTTCAATCGCCCGCGAAAGCTGGAAAAGAGTTCTGGACTATCCCCGCCGCCACGGCCGGAGATGATCGTTTGGACGTCGCTCAAAAGGCGGCCCGTTCGGGATTTTGTTTGGGCGCTTATCGCCGCTTTGGCGGTAGATTCTGCAACGACAAGAGCCTCGCGCACCGAGGCCTCAACGGCGAGGCGAAAGTCGACTAGGTATTTTTCTAGCGACCTTTGAACCCTCGTCGTATCGATCTTAACGGTGAACACTAGAGTACGGCGCCGGTCGGCCGCACTACGAGATTCATGTGCAGGGGGTGATCGCCCTCAACGCCGACGACCGTGCACGGCATACCCGCCGCAGGCGTGTCGGAACCGACGAGAATGTAATAGACCTCGGTACCCGCAACCGTCGGGGGGTTGATCATCGCGAACGTCGCCGCGCTTCCGGGGAAGTCCGCGGTCATACGCCCGATTCGATAATCGCCCTCTTGGTACTTCCCGCCGCCGGCGACCGTCTCCTTGTAGGCGACACGTCGGCACTTCGGGTTTTGCCCGCCGACCTTGAGAAGAACGTCGGTATCGGTCGCCGTGCCCAGTCCGACTTGCCCGCCGGACCATGTGCGCGTGCGAACCGTAACAGTCGTGCCGCATAGGCCGAACTCGCCGGTAATGCCGCGAATTGAGTCGATCTCCGGGAGAATGTCGCTAACGAAGCTCATCGGCGAAAGACTCCTAGGGTCATGGTCAAGGGATTGGCCTTGTCGCCGCCCCCCCGGCAGTACGGCGGGGACTCGTCCCGCCAACCGGCTTCGACGAGGTCCTTACAGCACTTGCTCGGAACGTCGAAGTTCCGATCGTCGAAGATAAAAAGCTTTGGGTCTCGGGACTCGATTACGGCCCGAGTAAAACGGCGTTGCTCCTCGCCGTGGTCGCCGTCGTAAAAAACGACGTCGTACGGTAGGTCGCTGCCGAGGGTTTGGCTTCGCTCGTACGAGACAGTCAACCGGTCGTCGGAGAAAAGCGTCGACCGATTACGCTCGAAGTCCACTATCGCCGCCGGGCGTTGCACCCAAGGGTCAGCGATGTGCGCGTCGAGCGAGAGCATCGACCAATCGCCGGGGCGCTGTCGAAGCGCCGTTACGATCGCACAGGTCGAAAGCCCGAAATAGTGGCCGACCTCGAGGACTCGAAGCGGTTCGCTCAGCGCCGACGCCAAAAGCCCCATAAGGGCCTCGAGTTCTGCGACGCTGAGCAAACCGCCCTGGCATCCCCAAACCGGATCGCCGAGGCTTTTTAGAGCCCGGGCGTCCACTAGTAGACCGAGATCGCCCCGCCGCCGCGCCCGCCGCCGATAAGGCTACGGTCGCCTACGCCGAACAGCACGCGGTAGAGCTCCCCGCGCCAGTAGGTGCGGAGGGCCGAGAGTTCGCCGAACACCGTCGAGCCGCCGCCGGCCGTCGAGGGGAAGAACTCGATCTCGTCGACCTTCTTAATCCCCGCGCGCCCGACTGCCGCTTCGATCTTCGCGGCTACCGCCCGGCAGTTCCGGAGGATAGAGCGAACGATCGATTCCCCGCCCTCGACCGTTACCGGATACGTCCCGGTGTGGGCGAGTGAGAGGCGCAGCGTTACGTTATTGCCCGAGATCGATTCAACGATCGCGGACTCTTGGGCCGAATCAACGTCGATAACGAGTCGATCGCCCACGTGAACCGATACCGCGGTGCCCTGGGTATTAGTCCCGGACACCGCAGCAAGGGTTAACGCGACCTGCGTCGGAGAAGTGGTCGCGGTAACGACCGTTGCCGACGAGGTAATTAGGCCGCTCAGCAGGTAAGGCTGTACGACCTGGTTAAAAATGGCTGCAATGCCGACGTAGGGTTCCGACCCTACCGAAAGCGTGTTCCAACCGAGCTCGTACTTGATGAGCTCGATTTCACTTTCGAGTAGGGCCATGTGGACCCTTAGTCTTCGCCGCGGACGTTGTATCCGAATGTGGCGACGTCGTTGGTCGTTCCGGCCGTGGTCGACGTCCAGATCAGATCGCAACGTGCGTACTTGTAAGCGAACACCGAGGCAGGCGCCTCAACGCCGATCGTCGCCGACGTCCCCGCACCTGCAATGCAGGTCAGGAACGCGATGCCGACGGGGTTCTCGGGGCTGTGGGCGAGATCGGTAAACGTGCTATTGTCGTTCGATCCTTGCCACTGCGCCTTAAGCGTTGCGTTGGTCATCGTCAAAGTGGCGACGATCTGCGCGGCGAGCGCCGAAACCTTTTGGTCCTGCTCGCCGATGAACAGAGTGCTGCCGTGGAGGCGGGCTCCTGTGGTGACGCCCGTGAGATTCTGGGTCGTCGGGAGGTAATTATAGCGTCGGTAGGCCATGATCGTTCCTTAGGCAGACCGCATCGAGTACACGAACGAGTTGTTCGCGAGACCGAAGGCGAGATCCGCAAGCCAGATAACGAGGGCGGTTTCGCCGTAGTTGTCTTGGCTGGCCGGCATGACGCGGGGCTTGCGACCCATACCGCCCATGAGGGCGCCGGGGGCGATCGCGTGGCCGTACTGGATACCCACGCCCGAGGAGTTCGCCACACCGGGCTTGCCGATGGTGACGGTACCGCTCTGCGTGTTGGTCGTGAACTTGAACACGTGGAACTTCCCGATGCTCGCAACGTACGAGGGGAAGAGCACACTGTACTGCGGGAAGAACTGGGCGGCGATCTTG